TCCCCAAACGCCGGTAAAGTCCCATTCGATATAGGCAGGCATGCCAGCTCGCAGCGTCACCTTGAACGTACCAACGCAGCCGCTTAGTAAATGCCGCGTGCCGTTGACGTAGTGAGCAATCGTGAGCGTCTTTACGTTGCTGCCAGGTGCTTCGCTTTTTGGGTAGTAGACTTGCCCGGACTTAACCCAGCCGCAAGCCGGAAAAAACGTCTCAGCCCATGCTGGCTCGGTAGCGGTTCCGTCCCATTGCAAGTTTGTCCGAAATGTTGCCTTGCCTCGCCTACCGCCAGCAATCTGCGAAAGCATGTCAAAGCCGCCCTGGCCTTCTCGCTCCTCCATTGTGACTTCGGGCGTGATCTTGGCATCAAACACGTTGAACGCGCCGTCTGCACCGGCCAGAGTTTCAGCCGTACCAGCAGTGGTTTCAATCTTGGCGGCGAGTACAGAGACGCGGCTGAGTAGTGGCATCAGATGATTCCTTGAGCCTTGAGTAAGTTAAAGCGGATTCGCCGCTCGATCTGTTTAGTCAACTCGGTATTAGCTAGCGCCACCGCTTTATTGACTGTGCCTAGCTCTGCAAAAAAGTCGCCTGGTTTTGGTCCGTACAGTTGCTCAAGTGGCCCGCGATCTTCGCCCTTGCGTTTGTAAACACGGTCGCCCCATCGCTTCACCAAAAACGCCTCCGAGATCACGTTTCGCTTGACTTTCTTTCGCAGTTGCACTGTCACTCCACGCACCACGGTCAGCTTCGTCTTTTTGCCTTTGATCGTTCTTGTGACAGTTCGCTTGATTTCTTTTGGCTTGAAAAACTTAAGCGGTATGTTGTAGCCCTCGCCAATGCCAACAATCGCTTTCAAACTGTCTGCTTTTGCCTTGCCTTTTTGCTTAACAATCTTTCTGAGCGTTGCTTGCTTTAGCGGCATAATCCTGGACAAGTCCTTGGCCGTGTCCGCTGCCACTTTCTTTGCCACCGCATTGACTGCTGTCTGTAGCTCTCTCGGTAACCTTCTAGCCTTGTCGCCTAGCGACTGCTCAAGTCGTTTTATCTGGCCAATGTCAACGTTCAGCGTGATCATCCACGCACCGTATAGGGATCGCCTTCATTTGTGCGATAGCGTATGGCTAGCGGCACGTTGACGACGATCTGTCCTGAGTCTGTTTCCAGTAGTTCATGATTGAGCCACGCTGCGTCGATGGCAAAACCACCAAAGCTGTACCATGTATTGCTTGTGCAAACGACTTTGCGAACGTCCGCCGAGAATTGGTTTTTGAGCGTGTCACGCTCCTCGGTTGATGTTTCGCTTGGCATGTTGCGACAGCGGATGTTGAACACCGTTTCAAAGCAAGTCGCTGGCGGATTGCCAGGCATGCTTAGTGCGTCAATAATCGCCGTGTCGCCCTGCGAGACCACTACTTGCCAGTCTTGCGGTCTGTAGCTGCCGAATCGCTCGGGTGCCACTACCTCAGAGGCCATCGTGATCTCGCCGCCGTCTTCCAGTGCATCTAGCCGATCCAGCAGTTCGAGTCGGATTTCTTCGACTACAGCTAGCGGCATTGAAGCACCAGCATCCCTTCGTCTTGAACCAAAATCTCGGTGATGGTATGGCTGGTCGGCGACTTACCGTCTCTAGGGGGTAGAGTGATATAGTCGCCTCCCAGGTTTATGTCAGCGCTGCTAATCCCGCTGGTGCCGTCATTGGCAACATGCACCTCAAACGTGTTGAGAATGCCGCCAGCATCATCTCGCAGCGTGCTGTCTCGCATGACCACGCCAATGATCTGCCTTGAGCTACCTACGCGCGGGTAGTAGGTGATTGTCTCGCCAAAATCGCTGGCGCTACAAAACACCGTCAAGGCATCGTCTTTGATCATGTCATGCAGAGTCATAGTTACCGCTTGCACTGAACAGCGATGTAGTCAATCGTTACCGCATCGACGTTTGTGTTGGCAGCCTTTTGGATTTGAACGAACGGCTGGAGTGAGCCAGTTGCGTTGCTCATATCAAAGGTCGTGCTGCTGGCGCCGCGGACGCCATCGACGTAGAACTTGACGCTTGACTTGCCACCGGTGAAGTCGATCAAAAACCGCTTGTAGACGGTTGCTAGAGTCGAGCCAGTTGCCTTGTCATCCAGGTCGTTAACGTTGTCGTCGCTTTCGACATAGACGTTGGTCGTCGATGTGGCGCCAACCATTTTGAACTGAGCGTTGTTGGTGGTGCTGTCGGTGTTGTCATTGCGAGCCGACTGCAAGCCCCAGGTGATGGTCGTGCCTGAAGTGCAACCGCTGACCTTGAGGCGAAACTCAGCCCACTGCAAGTTGTCGATGTCAAAGCAGAGCTTGTCACCAAAATCCAAGCAGACGTTTTGGATTTCGCTAGTTGCTTCCAGCGTGATCGCCACCTCGCCCGTTGCAGATGGCGTGACCACTGCATAGGTAGGAGTGCCAGCCGACGAGGTGTCAGTGATTTTCCACAGAGCGCCTTCGCTCAAGGAAGTGCCAAAGGTCTGACCGCCGAAGAAATCTTCTTCAAAGGTCGCGAAGTCTTGAATACCGGCCATGATTATCGTTTTCCTTACTTGATTGGTGTGTCAGAAAGCGGCTAGCCAGAGCGACTAGCCGCGAGGTGGGATCGTTTAGAGTTAGGCGGCGTTCAGATACAGACCGCGCCAATCAATCGCCTTGACACCAAACGTCTGGCGAATCTTGTAGAGATAGGTGTCGTTCTTGATGTTCCACTCGCTCTCCATGACAGGGCTTTCTTCGCCGCTCAGGAAAGTGAGTTCAACCGTGTCGATCTGGGCAGGGTCAGCCGCCAGATACCACTTGGTCGAGCTGTTGGCATCAAGCTGAGGATCAACCACAACGGTCAGTGGCCGCGAGCCTGTTGGACCGTAGATGTTGGTTACGCCTTGGTTGTTGTTGCTGGCAGCGTATGACGTGCTGCTTACAAGCTCCAAAGCAGTAGCCGAGTAAGCCACGGGAACGATCAAGAAGCGTGGGATGATGTTGAGGACGGCATCGCTGCTGAGTCCCTTCTGAGTCATCATCTTGACGAAGCCTGCGTTAAGCGTCGTAACGCTTGGGGCAGCTGCGGCGCCGCTGGTGTTGTCACCGGAGGCGTGTGAGGAGGAGAACAAGGCGTAACCGTCGCCCATGGTTGGGTTGCTGGTCAGCACCTCATAAACCTTTTTGTTTTGCAGGCGACGCATGGCGTTGCCGTGCATTGCAGGCACGCGGCTAAGAGCGTCTAGGTCATCGTTCACCACAGTTTCCCAAGACACACTGAAGGACTCGCCGTACTTTGCGACGCGGTACGATTCCTTCGAGTCGCTCATACCTTTTTCTGGGTAGTCGTGACCCTCTGGGACTTCCTCGGGATTGGGAGCCTCGGAGAATCGTGTCCGGTAAAGCGTTTTGAAGTCCTCGGCGGATGTGCCTTGGCGAGCCCACATTTGCCAGGTGTACGGTGCTTCCTCGTAAGCAGCCAGCAAAGTCTTGTTTGCTGCATCCAGCAAAATGTTTGAGAAGCTGCCGGTCGTGTGGTAAGCGCTGAAGTCTGCGCGTTCCACTTTGTAGCGGCGTAATACGTTGGCATTACCCATAGCTGCCTGAGCGATTTCTACGTCGCTCATTCGGCTGACAGGTAGGCCGCTTCGCTCAAGACATGCGTGAGCAAGTCGCTTGAGGTTTAATCGTGCAAAGTCTTGCGAGCCGTCGCTTGGCTTGTCGCCATCGACAAAGATGCTTCGCTTGATGCCAGCGCCCTTGGCCGATCGCATAACCAGGCCGTCGAGAACCGCGTTGTGGAATTTGTCATCGCTTGAAGCGGTGACGCGAACATCGGCTCCAACCGACGTTCCGATAGGTTGGGTAGCCATACGTTCGATGATCCTTTTGTTGGCCGCTTCGACGCTAACGCCTGCGTCGCAGAGTTGGTCAGCAAAGGCGCGTTCTACCTTCGCGAGTTTGCACGATGCTTGAATGTCGCTGCGTCGCTTTTGGTCAGCCTCAAGAGCGCGACGGATGGCGGCTTCTGTGTCCGCTTGTCGCTTGGCTTCCATGTCAGAACCAGACATCATTTCGACCGGTGCAGGCTCGGCCATTGGCTCAGCGGCAGGCATTGCTTCGCCTTCGCCTTGTTCCTCTGCCTCGCCGCCAGATAGTTTTCCAACTACCCAGGCAAGAATTTGATTGGGGTCCACCATGCCGTCAGGCAGACCTAGTGCGGACAGTTGGCTCAATAGTGCCTCGTCCATTCTTTCTACTCCCTTCGTTAGGTCTGTCGTGTAAGACCTTCGGACCACGGAATACTCGTCCGCGCCCGTTGCGCAGATCGAAGCGTTGTATGGAGACCAGCGAGTCACGATCACAGCGGGACCAACGAGAAAGTCGCCGCTCGGCAGTTGGTATTGCTGACCGACTGGTATGAACTGGCTTTCGAGAACGTCAGCGCTGATGCTGAAGTCAGTGATATGACCCTCAGCCATCCGAGTAGCGACTTGCTGAGCGTCTGGATCGGATGCAAAGAACGTGTCGCCAACGAGCTTGTCGCCTTCGACGCGAATGTTGCGGATGCTACCGAAGATGTTGCGAACGGTCTTGTCGTCGTGACTATCGACGATGGGCAGCTGCGAGTGATTGGCCCGCATCTCAACGCCGCTCATCAGCAGCACTTCTCGGACAACGCATCTATGCTCGCTGTCGTAGCGCTCGACTGGGTTCTCAGAGGCGATCACGGCAGAGATGCCAGTGCCGAGGCTTACTTGACGCATTACCTGCGGACGACCACTGATGTGAGCAGGCATCTTGCCCTTGCGGTTAGCCATTGGTGGAGGCCTCCTCTGGCAGCGGGTTGTCGATAGTCCCGTCTGTCGCATCGGCCACGATCTTGTCGATGTTGGCTTGCGATAGACCGATCATTGAGAGCTGTGCAGATGCCAGAACTGGCGAGAGCGATCCGTCAGCCAAGCCGTTGAGAATGTCGTTAAGAGCCTTGCGATTGCGGCTGAACTGGAGGCGAGATAGGCCCATCCATTCGCCGGAACCAGTCGCAGCCTCGGCTTGATCTACGGGACCAGCAGCGCCGGTCTGGTTGGCCATCATCTGGCTGGTCTGTTCTTCAGGCGTCAGCAGGCCGAGCTTCAAGCGGAGCTTGCGTTCCTTAGCGGCCTGGTAATACGTTGCACGCCATGATCGACCGCGAGCCCCAAGCTCGTCCTGATAGGTAGACATGAACTTGGCGATCGCATCACTAGCGGCGTTCTGCTCGCTGGTTGGATCGACCCACTCCCACTCAGGCGGCTGCCATTCAACGGGTGCTACCTTGCGGCGAGCCTCAAGCAGCTCCGTCGCCGTTGGGAAGCCTTCCGCCGATACCAGCGCCGCGGCGTTGCAGAACTCGTCCCATACAGGCTGGCAGAGGTCATTGACGATCAGGTTCTGCCATCGCTTGTAGCGTGGCCGATCCTCGAGCTTTGATGTGCGCGATGATGAGTAGGATGTCTTTGAAAAGTCTTTGCTGACTGCCTCGTAGCTGATGCCTGTACCAGCCGCGATTCCTCGCAGCATTAGGTTGATCCAAGGCTCGCTAGCCGAGTTAGGACGGCCTGGGTTTATGGACTCGACCGACTCGCCTGGTCGCAGCCGCACCACCATAGCTGGCTCGAGGTAGTCCAGCGTGTTGCCGTTGTCGTCAACCGTATCCTCGCCGAACGGCGCTGACAGG